AAAATATTATTGGTTGATGATATTAATGATAGTGGTAAAACATTTACTGATATAATGGAGTACTGGAGTGAAGCAAGAAGTCAGACTATAGCAGAACTTCGAAAGAATATCAAGACCGTATCTTTAATTGAACGAGAAGGTTCGGTATGGACTGTTGACTACACACCACTTATATTAGATACTAAGCAATGGGTAGTTTTCCCATGGGAAGCAATATTAGATACATCGATAAAGGATGCATCTTTCAATACAAGGAGATAAGAATGGCTTTAGATCCCGGCAAGACTGATAGTGTATTAGGTAAGGAGGTACACGATCATTTAAAAACATTAGGTATTGAGACACCTATGACTCCTAACGTAAATATGATGAACAAGCAAAAGCTGTCGATTATACAAGATCACTTTGAGAAGATAATGGAAACACTAGGTCTTGATTTGTCTGACGACTCATTGGAAGATACCCCTAGACGTGTAGCTAAGATGTATGTTAATGAAATATTTTATGGTTTAGACTATAGTAACTTTCCTAAGTGTACAAAGATAGAAAACAAAATGGGAAGGACTGGTTCATTTGTATTAGAGAAGAACATTAATGTTCAATCTAACTGTGAGCATCACTTCGTTGTTATAGATGGCTTCTGTCATATAGCTTACATTCCTAACAAGACTGTTTTAGGTATATCAAAGTTGAATAGAATTGTACAGTTCTTTGCAAAGAGACCTCAAGTACAAGAAAGACTAACTGAGCAAGTTAGAGCAACTATTCAGTTTGTTGCACAGACTGAAGATGTAGCAGTTTATATAGATGCCCAACACTTTTGTGTAAAGAGTAGAGGTATTGAAGATCAGAATAGTCGTACAGTTACATTATCTGTTGGTGGTGTATTTGCAGAAGATAATTCTGAGACTAGAAAAGAATTTTTAGCACTAGCGAGGACAGCATAGTCAATGAGTGAAGTGAAAAAACATATCTACGTAACCTTTCAGAAGGAAGGGATACATCAGTATCCTGGAGCACCTGAAGGTGTAGAGTTTTTACAGTATCCACATAGACATATGTTTCACTTTAGAGTAGAGATTGAAGTGTTCCATATGGATAGGGATATTGAATTTATATTATTTAAACGAGAGCTAGAGGCTCTTTATACAGATGGCACAATGCAATTAGATTATAAGTCTTGTGAGATGATGGCTGACGATTTGTCAGAATACATTTATAAAACTTATCCTGGTCGTAACTTTGTAATAACTGTTAGTGAGGATTTAGAAAATGGTGCCGTATGCTCTTATCCTAAGAAAGAGGAGTACAAGCATTGATACAATTTTGTCATATAATGCCTACAGATTTTTTACATGACTACGCTCAAGCGTATCCAGCTCAGCTAGTGCTTGCGCATTTAGTTGAGAGTGATGATCAGTATGCTAATTTTTATAAAGAATATAATGGGTTGAAGATATTAGATAACTCAGCATTTGAGATGTACAAGCAGGGTCAACCAATGTACGAATCTCATAAGTTAATTGAGATGGGTCAGAAGATAGATGCAGATTATATTGTTATGTCGGACTATCCTGATTCAATAGAGACACAAACTATAAGAGCTGCTGAGGAGTTAGGTCCTCAGTTTAGAGCAGCTGGGTTTGGAACTTTCTTCTGTCCACAATCTAGGATAGGAGATCTTAATGGTCTTGTATCATGTTTTGATTGGGCAGCTCAATCTGAGTTAGTAGATTACATTGGGTTTAGTATACTTAATATTCCTAATGCATATGGTGTAGAAAAAGAACATCAACTGCAACGGTATCTTTCTAGGTATAAGTTTGTTAATGAACTTGACAAGCGAGGTGTGCTTGGAAATATTATAGATAATAATAAGAAGATACACTTCTTAGGAATGTTAGATGGACCAAATGAGATCGAACTTATACACATGGCTGGCTATGGTCATATTATTGATACTTGGGATAGTAGTGCTGCTATGTGGGCTGGTATACATGATATTAGGTTTGATAGTAGCCCAACTGGATTACGTGATGGTAAGTTTGAAAAAGAGGTTGACTTCTCCTGGAGTATGACGGATAGTGATGAACTAAGACCTGAGACATGGAGAGAAACTGTAGCACATAACTTGAGCTACATTGACAACCTTTGTACTGAGATTAATAATTATGCAACTGTGAGGTAAATATCATGTTAAGAAATATTGCATCTACTCCTCACATCTTACCTACTCCTGATAAAGATCAGGTTCAACCTAACGCGGTTGATCTTAGAATAGATAAGGTGTTTAGGATCCTACCTACCGACTTCTATATCGGTGAAGAAAAGAAACAACATAGAAAGACAGAACAAGTATATCCTGATGTTACATTAGAGTATTACTTGGAGCCTGGACAATCATATCAGTTTGATTGTAAAGAACAGATCAACGTACCGTCTGGTTATGCTGGATGGTTGATAGCAAGATCAACGTTGAACCGTAATGGTATCTTTATCACATCTGGTTTATACGATAGTGGATTCAATAATACTATTGGTGGGGTAATGCATGTACGAGGTGGTCCAGCTAGAATTCAACAAGGTTGTAGAGTAGCACAGTTTATATTTTGTGAGGCCGAGACATTGAATATGTATGATGGTGACTACAATGCGGTTTAACGAAGACAAAACTATTGAGAAGTTAAAACAATATATCGAAGGAACATATAATCAACACTATGTTGGTAATGGAGGTATACAAACCTTTGATGTATGGGAGACGTTAGGTATTTCTCAAGAGATGTGTCAAGGAACTGCTATAAAGTATCTTATGAGACTTGGAAGAAAAGAAGGTTACAATGAGAAAGATTTATTGAAAGCAATGCATTACATAGTTTTATTGATGCATTATATTGATGAGGATAAAGATGGAAATTAGAATTGAAATAGACGAACTGAAGAAACGTAGATTGTTTGTTGCTACTCCTATGTACGGTGGCCAATGTCATGGTATGTATACAAGAAGCACTAATGATTTGTCTGCGTTATGTATGCATTATGGAATTGAAGTGAAGTTTTATTATCTTTTCAATGAAAGTTTGATCACTAGAGCTCGTAACTATTGTTGTGATGAGTTCATGAGAAGTGATTGTACCCATATGATATTCATTGATAGTGATATTGGTTTTGATGCAAGAGATGTAATCTCTATGTTGGCATTGATGAACCATGAAGAAGATCCACAGAAGTATGATATACTTTGTGCACCTTATCCTAAGAAATGTATTGCTTGGGAAAAGATTAAAGCAGCTGTCGATCAAGGTAAAGCAGACGAAGATCCACAAACGCTTGACAAGTATGTTGGTGACTATGTATTCAATCCTGTACCAGGTACAGATAGAATTAAACTAGATGAGCCAGCAGAGGTGCTAGAAGGTGGTACTGGATTTATGATGTTTACTAAGCATGGGCTACAGAAGTTTAAAGATGCTTATTGGAACGATACAAAAGATAGTCCTGGTGGGTTTAGATATAAACCTGACCATGTTCGAACTAAAGAGTTTGATGGTAGTAGAGAAATTATGATGTACTTCCAAGCACTAATTGATCCAGAGTCGAGACGATACCTTTCTGAAGATTATATGTTCTGTCAGTGGGCTCGTAAGATAGGATTGAAGATATGGTTGTGTCCTTGGATGCAATTGCAGCATGTAGGTACTCATGTGTTTGGAGGATCATTAACTGATCTAGCTCAGATACAAGCAAGTGCTACAGCTGATGCTGGTAAGGTAGGTAACAGATCTGGTCTACAAATTAAGGCTGATGGTGTACCAGGACCTTTGGAGAGCAGCAAGATGACAATGAAAGATACTGGAGCTCAACCTAATAGAGCAAAGGGATCATTTGAAGATGATACAGCTAAGAAGTTAGCTAAAAAGAAAGCGAGACAACAAAATGCAAATAAGTAATGAGACATTTGAGATATTAAAAAACTTTGCATTGATTAATCCATCAATAGCACTTAGCCCTGGACAGACATTACAAACTGTTGCTCCATCTAAAACTATTATGGCTAAGGCAAGCATCAAAGATGAGTTTCCATCGCCTGGAGCAATCTATGATCTAAATAGGTTCCTTGGTGTAGTAAGTTTATTTGAACAACCATCGTTTGACTTTGGTCAGTCTAGTGTAAAGATTCAAGGCAAGAACAATTCTGTAAACTATACATTTGCAGATCCAAGTATGATTGTGACTCCACCTGATAATAAAAGTATTAATGTTGATAGTCCTGATGTTGAGATTGATCTAGTGTGGTCTAAACTTAGCAATGTACTAAAGGCAGCAAACGTATTGCAGGTACCAGAGATAGCTTTAACAAGTAATGATGGTGTGATTAACCTTAGAGCTATTGACTCTAAGAACCCTTCTACAGATACTTACCAAGAACAAGTTGGTAGTGTAGGATCTAATAATGCAAGCTCCAGTAGTGAAGATTATAACTTTATATTTAAAACTGAAAACTTTAAAATGATGTCTGCTGACTATAATGTGAAAATAAACAAGCAGGGTATATCTCAATTTACTTCGGTAAGTGAAGGCCCTCAGTTAACATATTGGATAGCGGTAGAGAGTCATTCGACCTTTGGTGAGTGATAATGCGCGAAGATTTTTTATGGGTTGAAAAGTATAGGCCTCGAACTGTAGAGGATACTATACTACCAAAGTCTCTTAGAGAGACTTTCCAAAAGTTTGTAGACAATACAAACATTCCTAACCTTATACTTGCAGGTGGTGCTGGTTGTGGTAAGACCACTATTGCTAGAGCTATGCTTGAGCAATTAGATTGTGACTACATTGTTATTAATGGTAGCTTGTCAGGTAACATTGATACACTACGTAATGAGATAATGCAGTTTGCATCTTCTATGAGTCTGTCTGGTGGAAGAAAGTATGTTATACTCGATGAGGCTGACTACTTAAACCCTAACAGTACACAACCAGCTCTTAGAAACTTTATGGAAGAGTATAGTAAGAACTGTGGTTTCATACTTACTTGTAACTTTAAAAATAGAATCATTGAACCATTGCATTCAAGATGTAGTGTAATAGACTTCAAGATCAATGGCAATGCTCCTCAGCTAGCATCTAAGTTCATGAAACGTGTTTGTGATATATTAGATACAGAAGCTATAGAATATGACAAGCAAGTAGTGGCTGAGGTTATATCTAAACACTTTCCAGATTATAGAAGAGTACTAAATGAAGTACAAAGGTATAGTGTTTCAGGTAAAATTGATTCTGGTATCTTAACTAATATGTCTGACGAGAACTTCAAGACTCTTGTTTCATTTATGAAGGAGAAGAAGTTTAGCGAGATGAGAAAATGGGTTGGTCAGAACTTAGACAATGAACCAGCACAACTGTTTAGATCAATCTATGACAATGCTCATACTGTTATGGAGAAATCATCTATACCTCAGTTAGTAATAACTATTGCTGACTATCAACATAAGAGTGCATTCGTAGCCGACCAAGAGATAAACATGGTGGCATGTCTAACTCAATTGATGGCCGAATGTGAATGGGTATAAAGAAACGCATACACGTCAACATGCACGTGATAAGAAAGAACCTAAAGACAGGTGAGAGAAAACCTGTACTTACAGTCAAGACAAGTAAGAGTAATCGATACGCTCACGAAGTTGAGATAGATGGACCTAGTAAAGTAATCTATAGTCCAGATAAACCTTTATCGTGTGGCGCTAGAGTATGGATAGAAACTGAAAGTGAAGTAAATTTAAAATGAAACCATTCGATTATGTGAATTCAATAAATTATTCTAAGAAGAATATGATGGAAGGTACAGACAACGATGAGTTGGCTGAGTCTGGTTATGTACCATTC